ACACAATTTAACAATAGGAGATAGCGTAACAGTAACAGGAATTAATCCAAATAACTACAACATAACTGGAGTTGTATCTACTATACCAACCACAACAAAGTTTACACTTTTAAGTAGTCAAGTTGGAACTTACGTATCTGGAGGATCAACAACTGTAACACATTTTTATATTGAAAGTGGATCAAACCATATTCATTTAACTGGAACACAGGTAGATTTTACAAAAAATTCACCAACAGATGAACTTAAACTTGCTTTGTCTGTAGTAAACAAAAATGGAACAACTGGCTCATCTCCCGATAAAGTTAGAGTTTTGGTTGAGTTTTCATCATCAGATACATCAGGCTCTGGAGAGAGCGCAAGGTTTGAGGTAGATATGGTCAAAGGAGTTGGTACAGGACAATATGATTTTGACAACAATAGATATCATGTAGTTACTAAAAAACTACAAGAGCTATACACAACAGCTGGTTTTAATTGGAATGCAGTATCTGTTATTAAGGTTTATGCAAGCGCCATAGTCAGTAACGCAGTATCAGGAAACTATTATGTTGCTTTAGATGCAATGAGAATAGAAAATGTTTCTACTGTAAATGCACTCTATGGTTTAACTGGATACTCAGTAATTAAAAATAATGATGAGACTACAATTGTAAAATCTCCTAATACTGCAAATTATGTTGAGTTTAGATTTTCAATAGGTGTTTCGTAATGGCAGACATAGGAATTAAAAAAGCAACAATATTAAATGCCGATCTTCCGTCAATTGATTCTTCAATAGAAGGATATAACGTAAGATACAGAATAGTATCTGAAGACAAAAATAGAACTTCTCATTGGTCCCCAACATTTTTAATACAGCCAAATTATACCTTTGTGTCTAATAATATAAGTTTTAATAAAAATGGATCAATTGCTCAACAGGCATGGGATGCAGTGAGTATTCTTAAAAGCGGTAACGAAATAAGACAAGCTAGTGAATATGATGTTTGGGTAAAATATGATAGAAACGATGGAGGAGATTGGATATATCTACAAAGAATACAAGGAAACAGTATTTCTTTTCCAGTTCCTAGTACGTACACAATTAATGGAATAGTACAAGCATCACAACCAAACAGACTTACTACTGAAATATATTTACGAGGTAATCCAATTAGCAGAGATTCAGATTTTTTAAAGGTATACACAGATGGTCCACATACGATATAATGTTATAGGAGGAAGATAATGGCAAAAATACCACTACCCGAAAGAGGGCAACCACTAGATGTAACATACATCTATCAACTAGCAGAAACGGTTAATGATTTGTCAACGCAAATTTCTTCTGCTACATACAACTACTCTACTATTAATAATGGGGTTTCTGGACAACAAAGTGTAAAAACCTCAGAAACTAAAATTGTTGGTGGATATGTTCAAGTAGCAAATAATACTACAGTTACTGCAGCATCAGAAGTTTCTTTTTCATTTACATTTGATGATTTTAAATATTCACCAATTGTTTCAGCAACTCCATACAACATTGGTGGAACACCAGCGGGACAAAACGTAACAGTAATTTTAAAGGCTGTAACAACAAGTAAGGTTGAAGGAATAGTAAGATACGGAGCATCTGGAGATCTTTCTTTAGCAGTTCATTTAATAATTATCGGCATACCAAACTAAATGAATGTTTGTAAAAGATGCAATGGAAAAATATTCATTGATAGGCAACACACATCTGAAAACCATATTGAGACATATTGTATTGGCTGTGGGGATAGAAAATTTTATCATCCACCGCAAGACAGTAGGGAGGGCAGATGGCTACTGCTAAAGGAAAAATACAGAGCGAAGAATACAATAACGAAGCTATAATTAAAGGAAATCAAAAAATTTGGTTTCTTAATAATGATTTAGTTAGATTTCATCATAGCTCAAGATCTACTGGAATGGTTTCTTTTTATAATATAACTCAAGATAGATTTGAAACATGTTTGCGTTCTGATTTTCGTCGGAATAGAGAAAGAGCATATACTGTAGCAGAAACTGCAGTACTTGTCAATAGACATAGAAAATACATGCCTAAGTTAATGAAGTCAGGAATGATACCTCCACCAATAGGAGCAAAGCTTAATGGGGAACGTGGGTTTAGAATTAGATCGTATTATTCAGAATCTCAAGTAAGAGATATCCGTGCTATACTTTCTACTATACATATTGGACAACCAAGAAAAGACAAATTAATAACAAATAACATGACTCCAACTAGCCAAGAATTGACAAGGCGAATGGGAGACGGTATACTTACATATACGAAGACAGAAGATGGTAGGTTTATTCCTACTTGGAGCGAAAGCATTTAAGCCTTGGGGGGCACATGAATAACGAAGAAACAAAGATTAATGTAACACTTGGATATACGCTTAACCTTGGAAACTTTCAGTCATTGAGGCTTGATCTTGGAATTATTGACTCAAAGCGAGAAGGTGAAAATGTAGATCAGGCGTTTGAAAGAGTTTACAAGTTTGTTGAAGATAAGCTTGCTTCAAAGATTAATGAAGCTAAGGCTGAACTAGAAGAATAATGGCTGAACGCAAAGACAGAATGGCTTTGCTCAGTCGCTTTAACAAGCTTTATACTAAAAAGTATGAGCGCAAGTCAAACATGAATTTAAATGTAGAGCAGTGGTCTTCAGATGCTTTAGTTGAGTCCTATGGAATTAGTGCTTGCTATGATTTACTAGAGTATTATTTTAGTGTTGCACAAGAACCTAGCTGGAATTATTTTGCATACAACGCAGAAAAAATTCTTAATGGTAAGATAGAAGTAGAGCAAGATATTAAACAAAGAAAAGAATTAAGAGCAAAAGCGAAAGAGTGGTTAAGTGAATAATACAGAGGCTAAGGTAATATCTGCAGTACTTGAAGATAAACAAGTTCATGTATTATTGCAAGCAAATGTAGAAGTACTATTAAGAAGCCACAAAGATGTTTGGAATTTTATTAGGCTGTATTCAGAAAATAATGGCACAGTACCACCAACAAATTTAGTTGTAGAAAAATTTAGAGACTTTATTCCAGTCAGTGGAGTAGGAGCAACAAAACACCACCTAGAAGAACTTCAAGCAGAATACTTAAACGATAGTCTTAAGGATATTCTTAGATCTGCAGCAGGAGAGGTTCAGTCTGGGCAAGGGGTTACAGCACTTGAACAAATTATTACAAAGACTTCAGAACTAAAAAAGAATACATCGGCTATTCGTGATATTGATGCAATTGATATTGATTCTGCTATTGCATACTTTGAGCAAGTAAAAGCAGACAATGCTTTAGGAAAGCGTGGAATTAAAACTGGATTGCCAGGATTTGATAACTATCTGCCTTCTGGAATTATGCCTGGACAACTTGGAGTATTCCTTGCATATCCTGGAATTGGAAAGTCATGGATGGCTTTATATTTTGCTGTTCAGGCATGGAAACAAGGAAAGACACCACTTATTATTTCTCTTGAAATGAGTGAAACAGAAGTTCGTAATCGTGCCTATACAATTATGGGTGAAGGTTTATGGTCTCACAGAAAACTATCAAATGGTGAAGTTGAGTTAGATATGATGAAAAAGTGGCATGCTTCAAAGCTTGATGGTCGTCCACCATTTCATATTATTTCAAACGATAACGGTGGAGAAGTTACTCCATCAGTTATTCGTGGAAAAATTGATCAATACAAACCTGATTTTGTTGTGGTAGATTATTTACAATTAATGTCGCCAAACCAAAAAGCTGACAATGAAACGGTAAAGATGAAGAATCTATCTCGTGAACTAAAGCTTATGGCTATTAGTGAAGAAGTTCCTATTATTGCTATATCCTCTGCAACACCAGATGACGTCAAAGACTTGTCTACAGTCCCTACACTGGCTCAAACAGCATGGTCTAGACAAATTGCCTATGATGCTGATTGGGTTCTTGCGCTAGGCCGTTCAGCTAATAGTGACATTATTGAGTGTGCATTTAGAAAAAATCGTAATGGTTTTATGGGAGACTTTTTAGTTCAGTGTGATTTTGATAAAGGATATTATCGCTATAAAGACTTTGAAGATAAAAATGCATAAAGATTTATACTCAGAAGAACAAATACGCAGAGTACTAAACGGTGCTGGAATTGACATTGAGGCAGAGTTTGGATCTGACTTTATTATATTTTGCCCATACCATAACAATAATCGCACACCTGCTGGAGAAGTTTCCAAAGAGTCTGGATTGTTTTTTTGTTTTGGATGTCAAACAACTAAAAACTTAATTGAACTAATTATGTTTATGTCTGGTAGAACATACTTTGAAACCGTAAGATATATTTCAAGCAAACAGCAAGAAACAAATATTGCTTCTTTAATAGATAAAACATTATATACTCCAGCAGATTTTGTTCAGTATGATGAGCTTTTAATTAAAAGATTAAATAATCAGGCAATTGAATCACCAAGAGCAATGAGATATTTTGAAGGTCGCAGTATTACAAAAGACTCTGTGATAAAATTTAATTTAGGATATTCAGAAAAACAAGATTCAGTAACTATCCCAATGTCAACACCAGATGGAATGTGTATTGGATTTGTTGCTAGAACAATTGAGGGTAAAGAATTTAAAAACACTCCAGGACTTGCAAAAAGTAAAATTCTTTTTAACTTACACAGGATTAAAACATCATCAACAGTCTATGTAGTTGAATCATCTTTTGATGCTATAAGACTTGATCAAGTAGGATTCCCAGCAGTTGCTACTCTGGGTGCTAATGTATCTGTATCACAAATCAGATTATTAGAAAAGTACTTTAACAATATTGTACTTATTGCAGACAATGACGAGGCTGGATCTATAATGAAAGATAAACTAGTTGAAAAATTAGGAAGCCTTGTAACAATAACAAACATAGATAAAAAATATAAGGATATTGGCGATATGAATGATGAAGCTATTAAGAAACTTGAGTTTTCATTTGACAATTCTATTGCTGCTATGCTAAAATAAAATACATACAAAATATAAGGAGAAAATAAATGGCAATCGTAAGAGGTCTAAAAGATATAAATGCCCTAGTTGACAAGCCTAAGTATGAAGGTACGGGAACAAAAGTTCGTTGGCTAAAGTTAGCTGACGGACAAGCAGTAAAAATTCGTTTCATTGAAGAACTTGACGAAGACTCAGCAAATTATAATGAGGCTCGTGGTTTAGCTCTTGTTGTTTCAGAGCACACAAATCCAAAAGACTATAAGCGCAAGGCTGTAGATACTATGGATACAGAAGGCCGTGACTGGGCTGAAGAGATGCATCGTAAAGACATGAAGGCTGGCTGGAGAGCTCGTCTGCGTTTCTATTGCAATGTTCTTGTAGATGATGGCATTGAAGCACCATATGTGTCTATTTGGTCAATGGGTGTAAGCAAGCAATCTGCATTTAACACTATTCGTGAATATGCTCTTGAGACAGGAAGCATTTCAAATCTTACTTGGAAGGTAAAGCGTAATGGTCAGGGTACTGAAACAAGTTACACTCTTATTCCAAGTGCACCAGATAAGGAACCATTTGATTGGACAGGTGTAGAGCCATTCCCACTAGAGAAGGCTCTTAACAAAATTCCTTATGCTGAACAAGAAGCCTTTTATCTAGGCTTTGATGGTCCATCAACATCATCAGCAAACGCTGACTGGTAATAGATGAACTACGTTGGTTTGCATGTCCATACACACTTTTCCTTAATGGATGGTGTTGCTACTCCAGAAGAATACGTTGACCGAGCAGTTGAACTTGGTATGCCAGCACTGGCTATCACAGATCACGGGACCTTATCTGGGCATAGAGAACTGCATCGTCTTGCAAAAGCAAAGGGCATCAAACCAATACTTGGCGTAGAAGGCTATTTGGCATTAGATAGACATGATAAGAAGGCTAAGAAAGATCGTATTGGCCCACTTGATGTTAACTTTTTCCACTTAGTCCTTCTCGCCAAGAACCAAAATGGTTTAGAAAATCTAAACAAAATTAATGAAGTAGCGTGGACTGAAGGTTTTCACAGTAAACCACGTTTTGATTTTGAAATTCTTGACAAACATGGAGACGACATAATTGTTCTTTCTGCTTGTCAGGGTGGAATTATTGCAAAAGCAATTGAACATGAAGAATATGCATTTGCAAAAGAAAAGATGTCTTGGTTTAAAAATAGATTTGGTGATGACTTTTATGTTGAGCTCATGCCACACAATCCTAAAAGTATTAATGATCAACTTGTTGCTCTTGCAAAAGCATTTAATGTTAAAACTGTAGTAACACCAGACTGTCATCATTCAGATCCAAGTCAAAAAGAAATTCAAGAAATGATGTTATTGCTTAACACCCATGGTAAAGTTGAAAAAGATTCAACATTTGAAAAGTCTAAAAAACATGAGAATATGATGGAACGTCTTGACTATTTGTATGGTGCAGACAGAAAAATGTCTTTTAGGTCTTTTGACATTCACTTGCTTTCGTATGAAGAAATGAAGTCTGCTATGGCTGAGCAAGGTCATGTAGATGAAGAAATGTTTACTAGCACTTTAGAAATTATGAATAAGATTGAAGATTACGATGTTAAGTCTGGGCTTGATCTACTTCCAGTTCAATACCTTAATCCAGATAAAGAATTAAAAGATCTTGCTATGCAAGGATTAGTAGATCACAAACTTGATAAAAACGAAGAATACATACTAAGACTTGAAGAAGAATTAAAAGTAATTCAAGATAAAAGTTTTGCTCCGTATTTTCTAGTTGTTCGCAATATGTTAAACTGGGCCAAAAAGGAAGACATTATGGTTGGCCCAGGTCGTGGTTCTGCTGCAGGTTCTCTTCTTTGTTATGCTCTTGGAATTACTGATATTGATCCAATAAAGCACGGATTGCTTTTTTTCCGATTTATTAATCCAGAACGTAATGACTTTCCAGACATTGACTCAGACATTCAAGATACAAGACGTGATGAAGTCAAAGACTATCTTGTTAGACAATATCGCCATGTTGCATCTATTGCAACCTTTATGCAGTTCAACAATAAAAATATTGTGAAAGATGTTTCTCGTGTATTAAATATTCCACTAGCAGATGCAAATAAAGTAAATAAGCAAATTGATACGTGGGAAGAATACTGCACTTCAAAAAGCTCCGCATGGTTTAGAGAAAAATATCCAGAAGTAGAAATTTACGGAGAACAATTACGAGGACGTATTAAGGGAACTGGTATTCATGCTGCTGGTGTTGTTACAAGTAAAGACCCTATATTTAGATATGCACCAATGGAAACACGCTCTGTAACTGGATCTGATGACCGTATTCCTGTTGTTGCTGTAGATATGGGAGAAGCTGAAAATATTGGATTAATTAAAATTGATGCACTTGGACTTAAAACTTTGACGGTAATTAAAAACTGTATTGACATTATTAAAGAACGTGAAGGTACAAAGATTGATCCACTAAAGATTGATATGGAAGATGCTAACGTATATAATATGCTATCTGATGGATACACAAAGGGTGTATTTCAATGTGAAGCAGCACCATACACAAACCTATTAGTTAAGATGCGTGTAAAAAATCTTGATGAACTTGCTGCATCAAATGCTTTGGTTCGTCCAGGAGCAGCCAATACAATTGGAAAAGACTATATTGCTATTAAGCATGGTCGTCAAAATCCAGACTATAAGCATGAAGTTTTAAAGAAAATTACGGAGGACACCTATGGCTGTATTCTTTACCAGGAACAAGTTATGCAAGCATGCGTATCCCTTGGCGGTATGTCCATGTCGGAAGCAGATAAAGTCAGAAAAATTATTGGAAAGAAAAAAGATGCTAAAGAGTTTGATGAGTTTAAGGATCGCTTTGTGTCTGGGGCTTCTAAGTTTATTAGTCCTAATGTTGCTTTAGATCTTTGGCATGACTTTGAGGCTCACGCAGGGTACTCATTTAACAAGTCTCACGCAGTAGCATACTCAACACTGTCATATTGGACAGCATGGTTAAAATATTACTACCCATTAGAATTTATGTACTCACTTTTAAAAAATGAAAAGGATAAAGATGCAAGAACTGAATACCTTATTGAAGCTAAAAGAATGGGGATTAGTGTTAAGCTACCTCACATTAATGAATCAGATATTGATTTTAAAATTGAAGGTAAGGGCATACGATTTGGTTTGTCAGGTATTAAGTTTATTTCTGACAAAATTGCAGAAAAGTACATGGCTGCTAGGCCTTTCAATTCATACGCTCAACTTGAAGAGTTTACTTTTACTAAAGGAAACGGAGTTAACAGTCGTGCTCTTCAAGCATTACGAATTATTGGCGCAGCAACGTTTTCTGATCAACCAAGAAATGACCAAGAAGTAAAAGAAAACTTATATGAGTATTTAAACCTACCAGAGTTTAATATGTCAATTCCACAACATTATTATGCATATATTCAAGATGCATGTGATTATGAAGAGCAAGGTTCTTTTATTATGATGGGAATGATTAAATCAATAAAGCGTGGTACTGGTTGGTCAAGAGTAGAATTTTTAGATAAGACAGGAAGTGTTGGTATTTTTGATGAAGAAAATACATCCATTGAAACTGGTAGAACATACTTAATATTGGTTAGTGACAATAGAATTGTTTCATCTGTTCCTGTTGATGAAATAAAAGAATCAAAAAGTGCTCTTGTTAAATTTTTAAACTACAAAATGCTTCCATTTAAAGAAGGGGAATCAATGGCAATTTCTTTTAAGCCAAGAATGACTAAGGCTGGAAAGAAAATGGCATCTCTTGTTATTGCTGATGCTGGCAGAGATTTACACTCAATTGTTGTATTTCCAACGGCATTTGCAAAGGCATATATGACAATTGAAGAAGGTAAAGTGTATACTGTTAAGACAGGTAAAACAAAAGATGGAACAGTAACTTTAGAGGATATAACTAGTGCATAAGGATAAGGTAATAAATTAATGTCAGTAACAATGGAAGAAGTATTAGCACAACTAGATCCAAGAATTCGTAAAAGACTTGGTGATGCTACAGGACAAAAAGTTAGTTATGCAGCAACTCCAAGCTTTGGTTTAAACAGAGCCTTAAAGGGTGGACTTCCATATGGTAGACAGGTTCTTGTGTGGGGATCCAAGTCATCTGCAAAGTCTTCTATGTGCCTTCAAATGATTGCTCTGGCTCAAGCAGAAGGAAAAGTTTGTGCATGGATTGATGCTGAAATGTCTTATGATGAAGAGTGGGCAAAACTACTTGGTGTAGATTCAACAAAACTTATTTATTCACAGGCTAGAACCATCAATGAAATGGTTGATGTTGGAACAAGTTTAATGAATGCAGGTGTTGATATAATTGTTATAGATAGTATAACTTCACTTCTTCCTGCAATGTATTTTGAAAAAGATACAGATGAACTTAAACAGCTTGAAAATACAAAACAAATTGGTGCAGAGTCAAGAGACTTTAGTAATGCTTGGAAAATGTTAAACTATGCTAACAATAAAGTAAAACCTACTTTACTGGTTCTTATTTCTCAGTCACGAAACAACATTAGTGCTATGTACACCAGTCAGCAACCTACTGGTGGTCAGGCCACTAAGTTTTATTCATCTACTGTTATTAAACTGTTTTCGTCAGAATCAGACAATCAGGCAATTAAAGGAAAGATTCAAATAGGAGATAAATTAATTGAAGAAAAAATTGGTAGAAAAATTAAATGGGAACTTCAGTTTTCTAAAACATCTGCAGGGTTCCAATCTGGTGAGTATGATTTTTATTTTAGAGGTGACAACATTGGTATTGATACCATTGGTGACTTGGTTGATACTGCAGAGTTAGTTGGTTTAGTTGAGCGAACAGGAGCATGGTATAAACTTGATGATGGAACAAAAGTTCAAGGTCGTGAAGGATTTATTAATCGTGTCAAAGAAGATCTTGATTTGCAAAAATCATTAACAGATAAACTGATGAATGTCTAACAACAACTTTACAATATATCCTGGTAAGTTTCCATGCAAAACATGCAATGAAGAAGTAAAGTCTATAAGGCTTTGGACTGAAACAGGTGTGCTAACTTGGATGTGTACTGCAAAGCATATTTCAAGGGTACCAATTATAGTAACGAAGAAGGACTATGAGCGAAAGAAGTGAGTCTAAACGTATAGGTGCAAAGCAGCATAAAAATTCTGGGCGCAATATGCAAAAAGGAGATGCCTCCTGGAAAGACTTTGTAATTGATTTTAAAGAAGTGGGTAAATCTTTTACTCTTAATAAAGATGTTTGGGCAAAAGCAACAACTGATGCTATTAAAAATAAAAAAGATCCTGCTATATTTGTTGTAATAGGAGATGGAGACTCAAAAGTAAGACTTGCTATAATTGGAGTAGATATGTTAGAACAACTAATGGAGGAAAAATAAAATGTCTGAACACAATGAACCAGCAAAAACAACACTAGAAATGGTAAACGGTTTAACAGAAATTGCAGACTATATGCAAGATGAGGAACTTACTGCTGCTTTAACATTTATTGCTAAGGTAATTATTAAGCCAGACATTCCAACTCAGGTAGCAAGTATTGAAATAGTAAGACTACAAGCAATTGCAGCAAAGATGTCCTTCATGGCTACATGGATGGCAAATGTTGATAAAAACGATAGAGCAAAAAAGAATATTTATTATACTGCAGCAGAGTCTATTAACAATTTAGTATCTGCACTTAAATATATTATGCGCTAGTACCTGCTATACTTATATAAAACAAAGGGATAAAAATGACAAAAAGTTTACTACAGCAGGTTATGTTAAAGGAATCAGAAAAGAAGCAAGCAAAAATAGATCAAGACAATATCTTTGATTCTGATGCTATGATTGAAAAGATTAATCTTGGATACACCATTATGCGTGGTCCAAAGCATACACAGAAAAAAACATTTGCCCCATCAACAATTGTATATGGACATGGTGAATGCCCAAGATATTGGTACTTGGCATTTAATGGTGCAACATTTGAAGACAACACTGATGCCTACGGTGCAGCAAATATGACAGCTGGTACTTTGTCACACGATAGAATTCAGGCAGCAATGATGAACTCTGGAATTGCAAAGACATACATTAATGACAAAAATGAAAAAACTACAGAGTTTAAAGTAATTCACAATGATCCTCCAATCTTTGGATATGGCGATGCAATGCTTGATTGGGAAGGCGAAGAAATCATTGGAGAAATTAAAACAATGATGAGCGAAGCCTACGAGTATCGTAAAAAAACAAACAAACCAAAGACAGGTCACTTAGTTCAGCTTCTTATCTACATGAAGATTCTTGGAAAGTCAAAGGGAGCATTGATCTATGAAAACAAAAACAATCACGATCTAATGATTATTCCTGTTGAAGTAAATGATGGATATATTAAATGGATTAATTATGCATTTGATTGGATGAGAGAAGTTCGTAAGGCTTGGGAAGATCAAACATTACCAACAAAAAATTATCGTAACAACTCAAAGGTTTGTAAGTCATGTCCAGTAAAAGCAACGTGTCTTGAAGCAGGGACAGGCGTAATAAAAATAGCTTCATTAGAGGAACTGAGTGAAACTTTGTAGCAGATTTGATTGCGATATTTATTTTCTTCCAAAGGTAAGCTATCAAGTTTATTGCTCAGAAGAATGTAGAACATTTGCTACAAAAGAAAAAATAGCAGAACGCTATCAAGCTACACGACGTCAAAAAAGATTAGGAAAAGTAAGAAAGTGTTTAGGTGGGTGTGGAGTAGATCTATCAATATATAATGACTCTGGGTTCTGCTCTAATTGTAACGTAAGTGAAAAACTAGTAAACAAAATGATAAAAGAAATAAAAGGTATGGTTCAATATGAACAAGATAATTAAAGCAGGATCAACTACTGCTCCAGAAAGAATATGCGCTATTGATGCTAGTACCAATAGCCTTGCTTTTGCTTTATTTAATACACAAGAAAAAACATTAGGGGCTATTGGAAAAATTAAGTTTGAAGGCAAAGATACCTATGAAAAAGTTATGGATGCAGGTAAAAAAGTTAAAGCATTTTTTGATTACTATGGTGGATTTGAAGCAATAGTAATTGAGCATACTGTATTCATGAATAGCCCTAAGACTGCTGCAGATCTTGCATTAGTTCAAGGCGCTATTCTTGGAGCAGCAGGTCAATCTGGAACAAAAATAATTGGCAAGGTTGCTCCAATTACTTGGCAAATATTTTTAGGAAATGGCAAGCTAACTAAAGATGAAAAGTTTTTTATAAGATCAAAAAATCTAGGTAAGTCAGAAGCATGGCATAAATCAAATGAAAGAGAAATAAGAAAACAAAAAACAATTAGATTTATTAATCTTCAGTATGATAAAAAAATTACCGATAACGATGTGGCAGATGCATGTGGCATTGGTTACTGGGCAATAAAAAACTGGGACAAAGCAATAGGATTTGACAAATAACATCATGCCTGGTAAACTATATACAAGCGAAGTTTGGTTACGTAAACGATATTTAATAGACAAAAAAAGTCCAGAAGATATTGCCAAAGAGTGTGGGTCAAGCGTAGAGACAATCTATGTTTATCTTGCTAAATTTAATTTAAGGAAGTCAAAAAGATGAGTAAAGCACAAAAAATTCTTATTGGTTTAGGTATTGCTGGTGCAGTAGGTGTTACATATGTATTTACGGCGCTAAGAGGATTGCCAGAATTATTTGATTGGGAGGCAGACGATGAGTGATAATTTAACAATTACAGTTGATCAAGTAAATCATCCACGACACTATACAACAGATCCTTCTGGAGTAGAATGTATAGAAATTACACGTCATCGCAATTTTAATATTGGAAATGCATTTAAATATCTTTGGAGAGCAGGACTTAAAGATGAGGCAAAAACTATTCAAGATCTAGAAAAAGCAATCTTTTACATTAAAGATGAAATTAATAGACTAGAAGGTAAGTATGTCAACTGAAGAAGAGCTTGTTAAACATCTTGATACAATGAATACTGTCGTTGAAGAGTATTTAAAAGGCAGTGATCCAACAAAAATCTCTAAAGAATTATCCTTACCAAGAGTTCGTGTTGTTGCATATATTGATGAATGGAAAGAAAAAACATCAAATAATACAGCTATTCGTGCACGTGCAAAAGATGCACTTGCTGGTGCAGATGCACACTACAGCAAGTTAATTTTAAAATCATACGAAGTTATTGATGAAGCATCAATGATTAATAATCTTAGTGCAAAGACTGCAGCAATTAAACTTGTTATGGATATTGAGTCTAAAAGAATTGACATGTTACAAAAAGCTGGACTTCTTGAAAACAAAGAACTTGCAGAAGAAATGGTTGAAATAGAAAAACGACAAGAAGTTCTTGTTGGAATTCTTAGAGATATTGCATCATCTCATCCAGAAATTCGTGACTTAATAATGAAAAGACTTTCTGCTATTGCAAAAGAGGGAGAAGTGATTACAGTTGTCCACGATGTTCAATGATTTTTTTGAGGTATTAAAAAATAATAATTTTGAACAAATGCCAGTAGACGCTAAAACATTTGTTGAAGGTGAGTCATACCTAAACCAACCACCACTATCAGATGTTCAATATGACATTGTAGAAGCAATGAGTCAGATATACAGACAAGAAGACCTTATAGACATAATGGGAGAAGCAGAAGGAAGAAAATACTATAAAAAATATACAAAGAATGAAATTATTCTTCAGCTGGGCAAAGGCTCTGGAAAAGATTTTACCTCTACTGTTGCTTGTTCTTATATTGTTTATAAGTTACTTTGTTTAAAAGACCCTGCTAGATATTTTGGAAAACCAAGTGGAGATGCAATAGATATTATTAATATTGCTATAAATGCACAACAAGCTAAAAATGTTTTCTTTAAAGGTTTTAAAAATAAAATTGAAAAGTCTGAATGGTTTGCTGGAAAATATAACTCAAAGGCTGAATCAATTGAATTTGATAAAGGTATAACAGTTTATTCTGGTCACTCAGAAAGAGAATCCCATGAGGGTTTAAACTTAATCCTTGCAGTACTTGATGAAATTTCAGGGTTTGCAAATGAAGTTGGAACTGCAAACGATCAAGGTAAAACTGCTGACAACATATATAAAGCCTTCCGTGCTTCAGTAGACTCTCGTTTTCCTGATTTAGGAAAGGTTGCATTGCTTTCGTTTCCCAGATATCCAGGGGACTTTATATCTCAGAAATACGAAGCAGCAATTATGGAAAAAGAGATTATAACAAAGACACATAGGTTTATAATGAATCCAGAGTTTCCAGAAGACCTTGAAGGAAACTATTTAGATATTGCCTGGGATGAAGATACTATTATTTCCTATAAGTATCCTGGAGTGTTTGCTTTAAAAAGACCAACTTGGGTAGTCAACCCAACAAGACAAATTGATGATTTTAAATTAGCATTCTTTACTGATATGGGTGATGCAATGCAAAGGTTTGCTTGTATTCCAACATACTCTTCAGATGCATTCTTTAAGCAAAAAGAAAAACTTGAAAAATGTATGACTACAAGAAATCCAATTGATTCTAATAAAAGGTTTGACGCCTCATTTGTTCCAGACCCAGATAAAATTTATTATGTACATGCTGACCTTGCACAAAAACACGATAAGTGTGCAGTAGCAATTGCCCATGTTGACAAATGGGTTAACCTTCAGGTTGTAAAAGATTATGAACAGGTTGCTCCAATGATTGTTGTTGATGCCGTAGTTTGGTGGGAACCAAAAGTTGAAGGACCAGTCAACCTCTCTGAGGTAAAACAATGGATTCAAAATCTTCGCAGGCAAGGATTTAATCTAGGTATGGTTAGCTTTGACAGATGGCAATCGTTTGATATTCAGCAAGAACTTCAAGCAGTAGGAATAAGAACCGATACTGTTTCTGTTGGTAAAAAACATTACGAAGATCTAGCAATGATGGTTTATGAAGAAAGAGTGATAATGCCACACATACCACTTCTACTTGATGAAATGTCAGAACTTAAAATTATTAATGATAAAAAGGTTGACCACCCTAGAAAAAAATCTAAAGACCTTTCAGATGCTGTAACAGGTGCTGTCTTTGGTGCATTATCTCATACACCAAAAAATACTAATATAGAGATAGAGATACACACATGGTCTTCTAGTTCCTCAAAAATTGCCAAAGAAGAGCAGTCTATGATAGAATTAGATAGTCAAAAAATTCCTGAAAATGTCAGGGATTATCTTGATCAATTTAAACTAATATAAAATAAACAAGGAGAATAATGAATTCATTTAAGAAAATCTCAGTTGCTATCGCTGCAGCCTTAGCAATGGGCACAATGGTTGGAGTTACATCAGCAAGTGCTGCTACAACTCTAACTGTAAACTCAGTTGCTGCCGTAGGCGGAACAACTGCTGTAAGCCCAGTATCAATTCCAGTGCCAGACCAGAACAATGTTCTTGTTTCAAAAGCACTAACAATCGTAGTAGATTCACTTGCTGCTAATACAGTAGTAACGGCATCTGCAACAAACGGTAAGATTCTAACAACAATTGGTACAGCCTTGGCTCCAATCGTTGCAACAGCAGGATCTGCAACAGCATCAGTTAATACAGGTAGTGGAGCTACTGCAACATTCTATGTATTTACAACATCTGTAGCAGATGGATCTGTAGTAATTACAGTTGGTGGATCATCAACTACATACTACTTTAAGGGTTCAGCTGGAGCACTTAATGCAATCACAATGTCAACACCAGATACTGCTGCTGCAGGAACAACCCAAAAGGTAGTTCTTGGCGCATACGATGTATTTGGAAATGCTATTGCTGCTGCATCAGTTAGCCTTCAGGTTGTTACATCAACCGCATCAACAACAACTGTACATACAACAGATACAGCAACAGCAGGATCAACAGTTCTTGGTCTTAAGACTGTAGATGTAACTGTTCCAGCATCTGGATCAATTACTCTTGTTGCAACAGCAACAGTTGCTGCAGCAGTAGCAGGTCTTGCAGCACCAGTAGGGGTTGCAGTTAAGAATGTATCAATTCGTGATCTTGCAACAGAGCTTGCTTCTGTTCAGGCACAACTTATTGCTGAAAGAGCAGCACACGCTGTAACTAAAGCTGCTGCAGTTTCTGAAAAGGCTGCTTCAGATCTAGCACTTGCAACTGCAATTGCAGATCATAAGGCAAAGTTTAATGCACTTGCTAAGAAGTGGAATGCAAAGAATCCACGTGCAAAGGTTGCACTAATTAAGTAACCTAGTCCAACAATTAGGGGAGTCAATTAATTTTGGCTCCCTTTTTTGTGCAATAAAATGATATAATAGTCCTATTAGTCAACACCACAGGCTAAAATAGGAGATAAAATTAAAAAAAAACTAATCAGGATATGGTTAGTGGGGATTTTGTTATCATTAGTTTTATTTTTCGTGCCTTCATATGACGCACATGGAGATACACTTGAAGAAACAGTAATTATTGCTTTAGGAATTGCTACAACTCAAGTACAAGAATCTGAGGCTGCATCTGCTGCGGTAGCACCATTAGTGCCAAATGCAATAACTCAGGCTCAACAAGCTCAGACTGCCTCTATAAATGTTGGTACACAAGTATCTACTGCAACATCTGAAGTAAATCAAATAAATGCTGCAATTACAATAATAACAAATGCTACTGGCATAGATCAAACCTCAACCATAGTCTCTGAGGCAAAATCTACTGTTATAGACGCTCAAACAGCAGTCAATGCCATATCTACAGTGTTAGCACAATCAGAATTAGCGGAGGCAACTACAGCAAGATCTGAAGTTACGACTGCAATAAGTACTGCATCTACAGAATTCTCACAAGCAAACGCTTCTATATCTAATGCTCAAGATGCAATTAATGCACTTCAGGCAACAATTGCTACAGTTAGAGATGTTCTTCAGGGAGTAGACGATGCTGGAGTTCAATTAATATTACCATTTAATATGAGAATGGGAGATATTGTATACAACTCTATCTTTGTTGGATCAAATGCAACTTTAACCTTTGGAACAAATGAAGGTCATGTATATTGGGATACACCAAATGCCCCATCAGTTTCTCTTGCTGGAATGGATTGGACAACTTGGAGCTACGGTTCTGGAATTACATATGCAACAACACAAAATAGTTTAGATATTGCTTGGGATCTTCGTGCTTTTCCAACAACAGACTCTTCAATTCAACTTACACAAATAAGATTTAATGCAGATGTAAATCCAACAACTGGTGCTTGGGTAGCAGATGTTTCTGGAGTTGGTCCACATGTAGACACAACAAGATGGAACTATAGACAAACAGCAGGTGGAGAAATTACTCAAATTGTAGACCAAGATTTAGATGGAACAAATGAGTTTGAAGGAACAGTAGGTCAAGGAAACTATACTGCTCCTACTAATACTACAGATAATTCTGGAGTACAGGCTATTGTAGATTCAGCAAATGCTCAACTATCTGAATTAAACCAAAGAATTACTGCTATTGTTGTTGTAAATACAAGCAACCAACAATTAGTAAATACAATACCTTCTATTTCTACAATTCAAAACGGTATTAATGCAGCAAATACCGCTAAAGCTAATCTTCAAACACTATTAACAACAAGAGCAACAAACCTTACTAATGCAATTAATAACTATATTCCTACTCCACCACCAACTATTGAAGATATAGTATTTGAAGGCGGTGTTGCCACTGTTTCAATTTCTATGCCTGAAGGCTACACAGGAAATACATGGTTTTATACTATAACTGCAGATGATGAAAATGCCGCTAATCCATACGATGGACAAACATTAAATACAGATGGCTCTCCAGAAATATTTGAAATCTCTGGACTAGAACAGGGTGCTACATATACCATATCTGTTGCAAACTGGTCTGGACCTACAAGTGTCTATGATGAATTTATTTTATCTATTCCAGCCCCAGCTCCAGTATATATTGTAGTTGTTCAACCAGAAATTATTCCAGAGACCGTTGAACCTGAAGAACCAATTGAGCCAGAATTACCAGAGCCAGAAGAACCAATTGAACCAGAACCAGAAGAACCAACAATTCCAGAGCCAGTAGAGCCAGAGATACCAGAAGAGCCAACTATAGAGCCTGAACCTACACAAGAAGAAGTTGTTGACACTGCTGTAGAAGATGCACTTGATGATGGCAAAATAACATCAGAAGATGCTGAAGAAATTTTAGATGCATTAAATGCAGATGGTGAAATTACACCTGAAGAAGTTAATAATCTTTCGGATGCTCTTTCTGAAGATGGTAAATTAACAGAAGCTGAAAAAGACCTTATCGCAGATGCTCTTCTTGAATCAGTTGCTGAAGGAGAAACACTTACATCAGAACAAATTAAAGATGCTGGAATTGAATATGAAGATTTACCTGCAGAAACACCTGTTGACATTAGAACTGATGAAAATGGAAATTCTGTTGTAATTACTGCAGAAGTTGCTGCAGCACTTGTTGTTCTTGAAAATCCTTCAGAATTAATTGGTGCAATATTTGAAGATCCAGCACAGGTTTTACTTGCTTTAGGAAGTATTGGTGCAGACATGTCTACACAAGAACGTGAAGAAGCAACTGACATGGTTATAGCAACAGTTGTAGCAGCGGGAGCAGCAATTAATGCAGCAGGTGTTGCAGCTGCAGGAGCCACTGGAAGTAGCACAGGTGGCGGAGGAAGTTCTGGAGGAGGCTCATCAGGAGCTAATTCACCAGGTTCAAGAGGAGGAAGAAAATGGTAAGAATAATAAAAAATATAGTGAAAGATCTGATTGACCAAGCATGGACCCTTCTTGGAATGTTTATTGCTTGGGTAGTCCTTGATGGAAGTGCAAAAACGATAGTTGGATATGGAATTATAGCAACTACAACACTTTGGATTTTAACTAGCCCAATTAGAAATAAGGAGTAATAAAATGGCAACAAAAAAAATAGTAGAAGCCCCAAAACAAGTAGGTGGAGGAGCAGTTGCTAGCATAGGAAATATCCTTGCTAGAATAGTTGCGGTCTTTGCAGCATCAGGACTTTCGGTTATTGGTGCTGGAGCGGTAGTAGGAATTAGCACACTAGATGCTGTAATCCTTGCTGGAACCCTTGGAGTAGCCACTGTAGTAGAAAGACTGGCACGTGGATTTCTAGATGATGGAAAGCTAACGGTAGCTGAGATTAATTCTGCATTTAATGCTGTAGACAAAAAAGCTAATTAGTCATTATTTGCCTTAATTGACAGCCCCTTCAGGCAATGGTATACTTAAATATACTTATCTGGAGGGGTTTGTCGTGACCTGTATTGCTGTAGTTCGTGATGAAATAAATAATAAAGTTTATATGGCTGGAGATCGTGGTGCATCAGATGATGGAACCATTCTAGCATTGTCTAGTCCAAAGGTTTGGAAGCTTGGTCCATATTTAATTGGATATGCAGGTGCAATGGATGGAGAGCGTATTCGCTATAATTTTAATCCTTATGTTCCAGACATTAAAGATACAGATAAATTTATGCAAACCAAATTTATTAAACAACTTAGAGGATTCTATAATGATTTTTGGGTAGATACATCAAAAGATGGAGACCTTGGTTTAATTATTGTAGTTCGTGGTCAAATTTATGAACATAGCTCTGCAGATATGTCTTTATCTAAATATACCCTTCCATATTTAGCTATGGGATCAGGAGCAGAATATGCTTATGGATATCTTAATGCTACAGAAAAAGCCAAAGATCAAAGAAAAAGAGTTGTGGGAGCAGTTAATTCTGCAATAAAGTTTAATCCATCATGTATGGGTCCAGTTGACGTAGTAAGCGTTTAAGGATATACTATATATATGAGTGAAGAATTTGAAGAAATATTAAAAGATATTCAAAGTAGCGAATCAGATTATAATGAGTTTGAAATTTGGCTTGAAAACGGTATTCAAAGAGGATGGATAACAGAACCCTTTTGTAATACACATGAAGGTGATTCATATATGACAGATGAAGAAATGCAAGAATGGGAAGATGGCGGAGATCCTTGCCAAGTAGTTTTTAAAATAAAGGAGTAACGTGAAAAAAAATAAAATATTTTTTATATTTATTTCTTTAATATTTTCTTCTATTTCAATTCAAAACTCTTATTCGGCAAATGTAATTAATTCAGGGTCTATATGTAAAATAAAAAATCAAAACACTGTATTTCAGTCAAACAGTTTTGTCTGTGTTAAATCAGGTAAAAAACTTGTTTGGAAAAAAGTAAACCAATCTTCAAAAGCAGAAATTGTTTCATTCTCTGCTTGGTCTACAAATTTTGATACTGAATTAATGGTTAACTCAGCACTTGATTCTACAAATAACTATTTTGGAAAAGTAGTTCCAGACAGCAAATACGAAATATTTATTGATAAAGAACTTCCAGAATCTGATCGTATTTGGATTGCTAAAATGCTTGATTATTCAAATGGTGCCTTTAAAAGTATTGAAAATAAAAACATTAAAGTGTTTGCAGGAACAAGCCATGAATGGTCTAAGTCAACTTTAAGTAGTATGAATCTTTGGATGGGCTCTCCAGGTGGACCTTATCCTTGCAGTGATGGAAAACTTGATGTTCTTTGTGCAGATAAAAACCTCATACTATTAATTACAAAAAATCCATCACAATCATATTGGACAGTACTTTATCGCTCAGCACCAGCACATGAGTTTTTTCATACTATTCAATATTTTCTTACTGGTCCTCAGTTTACAGTTCATGGAGGTCCCATGACTGATTTATCGTCCAAAAGAATTCCAAGATGGTTAATTGAAGGAAGCGCAAATTATTTTGGGTACTACATGGTTGAAAAAATGGGATTTTATTCATACCAACAAGGACGTCGTATTCAAGTAGAACTAAGTTATACGAAAAATTATTCAACACCACTTTCAGATCATGATTACCTGGCAAATCCATCATTAAATCCATACGGAATTGGACAGGCTGCGACTGAATATATTATTGCCTCTGTAGGGTTTGAGAGCCTACTAAATATTTTTAAGTATACAAATTCTGAAGGAAATTTTTCTGATGGATTTAAAAAAGCTACTGGAATTGAATTAGATGATTTTTATTCTAAATTTGAAGCCTCTAGAGGCCTTATGAAGATTGGCAACTAAAAACACACTCTATCCTATGATATAATTATATTGTATTGCCTACGGGGATACATTAACTTATTCGCTTGAAAGGGGAATAAAATGGTAACACAGTTTGCTATGGATCTTTTAAATGATCCTTTTTTTATTGGCTTTAACAGAGAACTAAGCCGTCTCAATACAGCACACAAAACAAACTCTCAGTCATACCCTCCATATGATCTTCTTAAGCTAGATGAAGATACATATAGACTATCTCTTGCTATTGCAGGATTTACAAAAGAAGACATTAATGTTTCAGTAGACAATGGAACACTTATCATTAAGGGTGAGATTGTAGAAGTAACAGATGCAGAAGTTGTACACAAGGGAATTGCTGGTCGTAAGTTTACTCGCACATTCGCTCTTGGTGAGTACATGGAAGTAACTGGTGCTGACCTTAAAGATGGAATGCTACATATTAATGTAGATCGTATTGTTCCTGAAGAAAAGAAACCAAGAACAATTAAAATCAAGTAGTACAATATAGATGTCCCCACACAGGACCTTAGAGATGGTTTAGTTACCCATTAATATATACCGTGGCCAACGTGCCTGAATTACCTGTGTGGGGCATTTTAATATTTGTTGGTATAATTAAATCCTATGACTAACAAAGAGTTGGTACATTATAACAAGCAACAGTTTAAAAAAAGACTGTCAGAAATAAAAGAAGCATCTGGTTGTGTTGATTGTGGAGCAAGAAATCATATAATTTTAGACTTTGATCACCTACATGATAAAAAATACAATATCTCAAGAATGATTCACGATGGATTTTCTTGGGCAGCAATAAAAAAAGAAATAGCAAAATGTGAAGTGGTCTGTGCCAATTGTCATAGGATAAGAACTCATAATAGGTTGACATCACAGGCCTCATAATGCTATAATTAATTAGACAGCTATTAGGAGGAACCATGTCAACAAAAGGATCATTAGAAGCAATCATTGAAATTGCAAAGAAAGAAGTTGGAACCATTGAAGGTCCAAAAGATAACGAAACAAAGTATGGTAAATGGACTGGAATGAATTTTCAACCATGGTGTCAATCATTTGTTTCTTGGTGTGCATTTACATCAGGGCTAGACCCAAAGAAATACCCAAAGTCTGCATCAACAGTTGCAGCATCGGATTGGTTTAAAAAGAATAATCGTTGGGCAGATGCACGTAATGATGATCCAACCCCAGGAGACTGGATTTATTTTGATTTTCCAGAAGATGGTGTTAATAGAATTTCACATGTTGGTATCTGTATCAAGAACAACGGAAATGGAACAATTCAAGTTATTGAAGGAAATACTTCAGGAACTTCAAAAGGAGACCAAAGAAATGGCGGAATGTGCGTAGAGAAAACTCGTGCATACGTTAAAGACAATAAACTAAAGCTTATTAATGGCATTGTAGGATGGGGACGTCCAGTTTATGCTGGAGAAGAAAATACTCCATTGTTATCTAAGGTTGGTTCTTCAGATCTAGCACCTAAATCTGCAAAGAGTGTTTCAGAAAAGCCTACTGTAGCAACAAAAACAACTGCAAAAGCTAAAGTAACATTTGCTTTACTAAAAAAAGGATCTAAAGGTCCACAAGTAAAAGAAATACAAAAAGCTCTTGGATTAAAGGCAGATGGACAGTTTGGTCCAGGAACAGAAAAAGCAGTAAAAGATTTTCAAAAATCTAAATCAATAAATCCTAATGGAATTGTAGATTCAAATACCCTAAAAGCAATCAAAGGAAAATAACATGGAATCAACTAAAAGAACTTTGCTAAAGACATTAAGCTGGGAAACATTTCATTTAGTAGGGGTAGCTGGAGTTATTTATATCTTTACTGGAGAATGGGAATATGCAAGTCTTGGAGCCCTTATCTATATTGGTTGGGAAGCACTTGGATACTTTTTGCATGAAAGAGTATGGGCAAAGTTTGGTCGTAAAATTAAGTAATGACTTATAAAAACACAACTCCCGCACCAGGAATTGCTATATATGAAGGCGTATTTAGCGATCCCTATGACTTTATTGATTCAGTAGAGTTAGTTTTAAATGATAAAATGTCAGATATTTCATACAAAAGATCTACTATACTTGGTGATATAAGTAATAATAATACTGATTTAGTAGATGCATACAGAACAAGCCAAGAAGTTCGCATAAATAGAAATAAATATAATGAGCATTTTAAAAAACTAGAAGACAAGTGCAACCTTGTTTTTGATGAATGTTTAGTATCATATAGAGCTGAAATGCGTATTAATTATGATGTATTTTGTGGTGAAGGTTTTCAATTATTAAAATATGAAAAAAATGATCATTTTGGGTCACATTATGACTCTTATCCAGAATCTAAAAGAGCCGTATCTGGACTGCTATATTTAAATGACGAATACGAGGGTGGTGAAATAGAGTTTGTTAATTTTAATTTAAAGATTAAGCCCAGTGCTGGCACAATAATTCTGTTTCCTCCCAATTACCCATATAGGCATATTGCTCATCCAGTAACTAATGGAACAAAATATGCAATTGTAACTTGGTTTTACGAAAGGTAAAAAATGGCTATTTACGAATATGATTGCATGCCATGTGCACAAAGATACATAAAGGAACGTTCTATTAAAGAACATGATCCTGGATATATTTGTGAAAGTTGCAATAGTAACCTAGTTCGTGTATACTCTAATGTAGGAGCAGTTTTCAGCGGTAGTGGATTTTATTCCACTGATAATAGAAAGCGGTAGTATAATATGAATACAATGGATATACAAGATAAAGTTTATCTGCTTGATGCAACAGATAGGTGTGACTCTTGTCCATCACAAGCATATATTAAAGTAATTGGAAATATAGGGGAATTACTTTTTTGTTCACATCACTATAATAAAATTATGAATAATGCCACTGGATATATAAACATGATGAAATTTATGGTGGAAATTATTGATGAGAGATCAAGGTTAAATAATTAATTATGTATGAGTATTTTGTTAAAGATGTAACAAATGTAGTTGATGGAGACACAATAGATGTTGTTATTGACTTAGGTTTTGATATTATGTTTGCATCCCGTGTAAGATTAGCTGGAATTGATACTCCTGAATCTCGCACAAAAGATAAAGCTGAAAAAGTTTTAGGATTAGAGTCTAAAGAATATCTAAAAAAACACCTTAAGGATGCTAAATCTGTTATTATTAAAACTGAAAAAATGGACTCATCAGAAAAATATGGTCGCATTTTAGGCTGGGTATATGTCAATGGAGACACTGTATCCCTTAATGATATGATGATTAATGATGGATATGCATGGGGATATATGGGTGATACTAAAGTTAAAGATTTTGATGCTCTTTCAAAAGCCAGAAGTAAATCTGGCAAATGAGACATATACTTTATTTTACAGCAGATTGGTGTAACCCTTGTAAAAAAGTTCGTCCAATTGTAGAAGAAATCAACAAGGATAGCATTACTAAGTTTTTATTTATAGACATAGATACAGAGCTGTCTCTTGCAGAAGATTATGAGGTTAGGTCTATTCCAACTTTTATATTGCTTGAAGATGGCAAAGAAATAAAAAGAATCTCTGGAGCACAAACACAAGAAAAATTAATGGGGTTAGTTAATTATGAAAAAAATATTCAAAATGGTATTTAATCCTGATGGTAAAAATATGATACCTGAAGAACAGGACTCTATTGACTATCTAATATTAAATGGTGGAATTGAGGTTGCAGGCATAGACCCTAACGTTGGAGAATTCCTATATTCTTTTACGCCAAAAATTAAAGATTTAATGCCTGCACTTTATGAAGAACACATAAGGGATGTTAATTCTCATATTCTTAATTTATGGGAAAAAGGTTTTTTAAGTATTGACTTAATGGAAGATGATCCAATAGTAAGTATTTCAGAAAAGGCATTAGACCCTGAAGAAATATTAAGTTTGTCTGAAGAAAATCAATGGCATTTAAATGAAATTAAAAGACTTCTAAAAAGACAATAACTCTGGTATAATTTTACTATGCCATATCAAATTGAGCTTTTAGGGTCACAGTACGCTGTAGTAGACGACAAAGGAAAGACCGTTGGTACACATCCAACTAAAGGCGAGGCAGAAGACCAAGTAAGGGCTTTGTATGCCAATGTGCCAGATGCTACAAAAGATAATGTTTTGCGATATGGAGTGCGTAGAAGTGGAATTGGAGATTCTAGTTCTGGTGCATCAATAAGTGCCTCAGACTCAATAACAAATGTAGAAAAACAAACATTGGAAGGCGCAGCAAAAATGGAAAATCAGTCTGTAGATATAAATAAAATTCCTGGAGGAACTCCAGAAGGAAACTCTGTAACATCAACATACAAGGGTTGTGGATGCGAAACATGTAAAGCTATGGGTGTTGACTGCCCTGATTGTCCTGCATGTTCTCCAAAAAATGTTGGTGATGGAAACAATGCAGAGTTTGTTGCTTCTAAAGAAGAAAAATCTTATAAAACAATATGGAGTGAAAGTGTTTTTGATTTAACAAAATTTATTAAATAGGGGGCAGCCAAACCAATGAAAGATTTAGAAAAAAATGAACTTATACAGATCATTAACTTTTATAAACAAAAATCTTCTGACCTTGAGTTAGAATATTTAGTTTCACAAATCAAACTAAACACTAAAAAGACTGATAATCAGTCGGAGCCAATGATTGATTTTTAAGAAAAATAATGATATATATACTCTTTGTAAACTTGACATTGCTTTCCTTTGGGTATATACTTTATAGAAGAAGAAAAAGTAAGGTTATTAATAAGATTATGTATAGTCAAAGCAATATGCATGAAATAATTAAAAACTTTATTCCTTCTGGTTTTTTTGATAAGCCTAAAAAACTTTCTCAAGCAGAAAAACACTTAGAAAAAAACACAGTAAAGGTTATTTTTATAGAAGAAAAAGCATATTGGGTCAGCAATAATGTATTTTATACTGCTGAAACTATTGATGGCGGTGTTGATTCAGAAACAACACAACCAGTTAATACTGAAAATATGACAAAAAACGATATAAACAAAATGTTGTTTATATTAGACAATTTAAAGAATGGAAATAATAATGATAGTGGCAGTGCAAGGAACGAAAGATTTTAATGACTACCAAGTCTTTCTTCGTGCAATGGCAGTTGCAATGTCAACAATGCCAAGCGAAGACAATGAGCTACTAATTTATTCTGTTGGACCAACAAAAATTAATTCTATGGTATCTGAATTTACAAATCTTTCAGAACGTGGAATGAAGGCAAGAGGAAAAAAGATTAAATTTTTTAAAGTTCCAGTTTCCTATGTTGAAGAAAATATGGACTATGTTAACTATTTAATATTTTTAAGCAAGCCAAAAGAATTAGCTTCAAAGTTAGTAGCAAAAGCCGAACTCAAAAATATTGAAGTCGGAATTTATAGGTATTAAGGATAAAGATGATAGTAAATAAGTTAGAAATTATGGAAAAAATTGTTGCAAAAAACTATAACTTAAGTTGGGATGGTTGGACAGTAATAGAAACAAAGCATTCTGACATTGCAAGAACTTCACCAAACGGTATACGAATTAAAAACAAATGGTTTTTAGCTAAGTACTTTGTGCCTGATCGTAATGGCTGGGATATTCCAAATAAGTATAAGGAGTAATCCTTGAAACAACATTTATGGAAAGATAATGCAGTATGTCTTGATTTAGACACAAACCTGTATTTTGAAAAATATGAAGACGATATAGAGATTAGACCAATAATAGATAGTATGTGTATGAGATGTCCAGTAGCAAAAGTATGTTTTGCTAACGGTGTATCTGGAAAAGAGTGGGGTGTTTGGGGCGGTATATATTTAGAAAATGGAGAAATCTCAAAAGAGTTTTCAAGGCATAGGAATAAAGAACAGTGGGGTGAATTATGGAAAACGCTAACAACGGAGAATCAGTAACTGAATTTGAAAGCATTTGCTCTATTCTTTCTGATCTTTGGCTAAACTATAAGCACGAAAAAGACTTTAAAGATTTTATTAGCTACAACGATATTGGGTTGCCATTGGCATATTTTATTGAGGCAGAACTTGTTGAAGCAAGTGAAATGGCAAAACAGTATGTTTATGAAACATGGAATATTTTTCTAGACTCTTTAGACGTTAAAGAAGATATAGGATGGAGCTCTCTTGAAGAATTATTCTTTTATGTAGACAATGAGGAAAAAGAATAATGTGGTCATGGATATTGGCAGCAATTGGTGTAACGGGAATATTTCTTGTTGGTAGAAAAACAATTTGGGGTTGGCTAATCCTTTGCGTAAATGAAGTTTTGTGGATTATTTATGCTGTAACAACAAAACAGTATGGATTTATAGTTGCTGCTATTGCCTACGGAATTGTATATATTAAGTCATTTTTGCATTGGAGATCAGATGAGAACTCATAAAGAATTTGAAGAACTTAAAAATCCAATTGACATAATTATACACACAAAGGTTCCAACAAAGTGGCTTCTTGTTGACAGAGAAACTGGACAGGTGTATCAGGGTAGTTCTAATGGTCATTGGGATAGACTTGATCCATATATAAAGGAAAAATAATGTACACAGATAGTATGAAAAAAGCCTTTCACTCAATTATTCCACCTAAAAATTTTAGTGTTGCGATTATTGATAATGAGCATTTTTTAACTATAAAGCTTAATGAAAAAAGTTTTATAGATATGGTACATGATGAAAAAATACAAGCCCTTCAGTATGTGGTAAAATTAAAAGAGGCATTAGAGCAAAACGGAGCAATTGTATTAGTTACTAGGGAGGTATTAAAATGACAAAGAACTATAAAGATCCAAACTTTTTTACAAATAAAGAAATATTTGACGGAAATTGGCGTAAGCATTTTCAATGGGCAACTGCCTTAAAAACTATGGGAACTAAGTCATATTGGAATGTTCCTAATACCGTTGAGTTCTTTGCTTTTACTACAAAAGCAGCAATTATAATTCCAGGTTTGCTTTTTGGTATTTCAATTTGGTGGCTATATATCTTTGCACTAGTAACAAGCATTTTATTAATTTGGTCATCAACCATTAAAACAATGCCAACTATTATTTGGTTTAATATACTTTGGTCATTATTAGCTTTAACATTTCTTGTAAAGCATTTTGTTTAGGATTAAAACAAAACTATGATAGAGATAATTTTAGCTATTACTGTATTTTTGTTTTCTTTTTTCTGTTTATTTTTAATGTACAGAATTAATGTAATTAGAAAAGAGTACACTAAAATTCAAAATAAAAATATTTTATTTGAAAAATATTTTAATAGCATTGAAGAAAATAAACTTAACAGTGAAGAAAACATACACAAAGAAAACTTTATTAAGTTTTTATCTGAATCTCGTGACTGGGCATATCAGTATATTGAAGATGTTCAAAATAGTTTAGAAAATTTTGTTAATGCTGTTGATTCAGACATAAAACATTTTGATACCTATGGAGACACTTTATCAATGGTAAGACCAGACTATCAGGCAATGAAAAATATTTCATATGCATACAAAGAATTAAAACATTTATTGCCAGAGGAAAAAATATAATGAATTTTTATATGTTTTCTTATGGTTTACAAGAAGTTGAAGAACTATGTGAACACAGTTACAGTGGAGCATTATTTACTTACAATATTCATCAAGGTGATTTTTTTACCAGAATATCAAGAAATATTGATAGAAAAAGAAACTTTAAGTATATGGTAGCAATTAGGCCATACGTTATTTCTCCACAATATTTGCATATGATTAGCAAATCAATTAGTGAAATTGCACCAAACAGAATACAAGTTAATCTTATCAGTGGCTGGATCAAAGAAGAAGAAAAAGATTTTGGAGGAGTGCTTGGAGAGGTTAATGATTTATCTTCTAATGTAGATAGATCAAATTATTTAATAAAGTATATTGATGCAATTGAAAATATAAAAATAAAAAATATAGACTATTATGTTTCTGTAACAAATAAATTTGTTTTTGATGCATCCATTAAAAATAACAGCAAAATAATAATTCCATATTCACAATATAAAAAAAATATATACGATCTAGACAATAAAAATGTAATGATATCTGTAGCTCCCACATTAAGAGAAACAGAAGAAGAATTGTCAAATTTAAATAAAATTAAAAATGAAGATGACATGGAAAATTTTACATATAAACAATTTAGTTTGGTTGTTGAAGAAATAAAAAATAAAGGAATAAAAGAAATAATGCTTTCTTGTTGGGACAATGAAGAAAGAAAAAGAATAAATAATTTTGTAAAACAATACAAAGAAACGGAAAACAAATGAAAGACATTATATTATCAACACTAACAGGTTTTGGATGCGGTATAGTATTTGCTGCATTCAAATTGCCAGTTCCAGCACCACCAGTTTTTGCGGGAGTCGCAGGAATTATTGGTCTATGGATTGGCTTTACAGTACTAACAAGAGCAATATCCTAGGAGGAATAAAATGAATACAGAACAACTAAAGGCAATACTTGCATCATACGGAAGATCAGCACTTTCAGCAGGAGTAGCAATGTATGCATCTGGAATTACAGATCCAGCAACACTTGCATACTCACTACTTGGTGCATTGGTTCCAGTTGCATTAAGAGCAATTAATCCAAATGATAGTGCATTTGGTCGCCTACCTGACACATCAGTTGTAGACAAAGCATTGAAGTCTGCAAAGGTAGTTAAGAAGGCTCCTGCAAAGAAGGCAGCAGCAAAGAAGAAGTAATAAACTTCACTGAGAGGCCAGCCTAGAAATGGGCTGGCTTTCTCTCTGCTATAATTAAAATATATGTCAAAAACAGCTCTTATAATGTGCACTTATGTAAGGTTTGAAAACCTTAAAACTACTTTAGGCTGCATAGAAAGACAAACAAATAAAGACTTTGATTTTTTTATAGTTGATAATTCAAATAGAAATGAAAAATTGCTGGGCTATTTAAATAAATATTCTAATACAACAAAAATAACTGTACATAACTATGGTAATGAGTTTAAACAATTTGGTAGATTTATTCTGGCAAGAGACTTAGCGGAATCAGGATATGAGAAAATAATATTTATTGATGATGATGAGATAATTCCAGATACATTTATACAAGAATGTCATGATCAGTATGATCCTAATTCTGTTAAAACATTTTGGGCACACATGGTTGAGTATCTTTATAGAAAAAAAATTAAATTAGAAAAAAATGAATGTGGAAACTATGCAGGAACTGGCGGATTAATATGTCATTCTAGTTTGTTTCTTAATGATGATTTTTTTGATTGTCCAGAAGAATATTGGATTATTGATGATCTATGGCTATCTTTTTATATATTAACATTTACAGACCTTAAAATTCAAGAACTTAAAACAGACATTAGGTTTATATTAGACAGAAAAGCAACCTTTATGACGTTAGGAAACCTTAAGCAGGAGTTTTCTGATAAATTTATTATTCCAATATCTAGAGATTTAGGACTAAAACTTTAATAGATCTTTATATGTTCCATGTAGTTTTTCTTGAGAAAAATTATTTACTCCTATTTCAAAAGCCTTATTTTTATTAACAAAAATATCGCTATCATAATAATCATCAATCATCCTAGCAAGCATTTTAGGATTAGCTTCATATACATTAAGCATAGTACGAGTCATTAGTCTATCAACCTTAACAGTGTCTGCAAGCCATTCTAATGGAAGTATCTTATTGTTTGGAGATATGTTGGTCATAAAAACGGGTAGAGAGCTTAATAGAGCCTCATTCATGGGTAAACACAGTCCACCATACCTTCTTGGCAGTACCATTGCGTCATAGCCCTCATAGAGGCTTTCACGTGTATCTGGGCTAGAAGTGTCAATGGTAAGTCTTGGATCATTACACTGTATTTCTAAAGGAGTTTGACTTTTAATAACAAGTTCATAGTTAGCCTTGGAATATTTAAGCATTTGAATTACTGTGTTTGTTCCGTTCCTATCTTTTGCAGCAGCTTTTCCACCAACATGAAGTATTTTTTTATGTGTTTTACTTAAATTAATATTTCTTGCATTAGAAAATAAATCTATATTGGTTGGAGGTGGAATGTGTATTACTTTACTTATATTACCAAATTTATTTACTATGTCTTCAAAATTCCATAAGCTTGGTGCAACTAAAACATCTGGCAATGCAAGGTCTGGGTTTTCTAAATTATCTAAAAATTCATAATTGTACTGAAGAATTGTTTTAACTCTTTTTCTTTTTGCTAAAGCAATAAAATGTTTATTGTAAAATGTTTCACAGGTTAATACAACATCTAATCCGTTTAAAAACATCTCTACTTCAAAGTTTTTTGGAAAACCACTAACATGTTGACATTCATATTTTTCATACCACTCTGGGTGTTGTTTATTTCTATTAAAAGGAGCGGAATTAATAAGCATGATCTTTGCTGGATTAAGCATGTCTACAAGTTCTTTTGTTTGATTACCAAGGCCAGTATTGTCTGATCTTGCAATTATGCCAAGTCTCATTCTTTATATCCCCAAGTATTATCATCTTGTGTAAATTTTTGTGTACCATCACGACCATCTAAATGATAAGAGCGTTTAATGCTTCCTTCTGGATGATATATCCAAAGTTTATGAATGTCCCAACCTTCTTGACTAAAAGTTTCATATGGAAAACTGTCATCTTGGACTTTCCCATGAAACCTATCTTCAATAAATGTTTTTTCTTCAGAAAAAGGAAGAACAACATCCCTGTAATACTTAACTGTGCTTAGGTGTGGACGTTGACTCCATTGAACAGTTTTAATAAAATTATCCTCAAGACCAAACATTAAGTGTTTGTGTGGTTCTGGTATTGATGACTCAAAATGAAAACGAATTGTGTTTGCTTTTTCATGCTCTAACATATCTAAACATTCTTGCCAATCAATTTTACAATCTGGAGTTAACGGGGCATCTCCTTCAACATAAAGCATAACTGCAGTATTAATAAGTCCAATAGTTTCTTTCATCATTGTGGTTTGATGACTATGTTCATCAAAAATTATAGGTAATACATTTTTCCATTCATGTAAACATTTCCATAAAACTCTATTTTTATATTCATCATAATCTGCTTTACGGTGTAAGCGCTCTTTACGTAAACCATCTATTTGTAATATAATTTCATTATTAGGAAAGTGTTCCCTTATAGTAGACATTGTTTCATCAATAATTTCTGTACCTGGGTGACTTGGCAAAACAGAAGTAACAACAACAATAGTTACATCATTTTTATTCATGTAGATCCCTCATTATGTTAATGGAAAAATCTCTTTTATACTTAATCCACCAGCACACTACCTGATGCATATTGTTTGGGTAGTTATTAATAAGACTTGGAAGCATTTTTTTTAGTTCTTTCCAGTTTTTAACTTTTTCAATTGGAATTCCCGCAGGGTAAACATAATTAAAATAATCAATCATTTCACCTTTAGAGTCAATAAGATCACCAATAGGCAAAGCCAACATTTCAATAGCCTCAAAAAATCTAAAAGTATCTATAACTTGGGCACCAGCAGGAGCTGGAGCAATCTTAGTTTTTGAAAGTGTTTTATAGTAGTCTTTAGGTTTTTCCCCTTGTGCAAATCCTTCTGTGGGCTTATATAGAGAATTTTGAAGGTTTGGCATTATTTCCGATAACTGCTGTCTACGTTGATGAGTTATCTGTCCACCAAAATAAATATCATATTCTTTAACGGGATAGTCAGGCAAGTTAGACTCTAAGTGTTGTGGCACACCAATAAAAAATTTATTATATTTTTCATGTTTTTGATGTGGGTATTGAACCCAAATAGAAATATTTGGATGAGATATCTTATCTACATCAAAATGAGCTCCCTCATCACCAGTTATAAACAAAACAACTCTATTAAGGTTTTTTAATTGATTTGATATTGCTTTTTCTTTACCAGCATTTCCTTGTCCAGGGATAACAACAAAGCCACGATCTGTTTTTGGTATTTTTTTTACAACTAACTGATTAATATTATTTTTTTCAAATGTTTCTTTTAGTAGTCCATAATCCCATTTGCCATCTGCAGCATCAAGTGGATTAATAGAATATATGTATGCATTAATCATTTTGTAGCCCTAACAAACATCCATTCAGGATGCATATGATCTGTAAAGATTAAGTTTTTAAATCCAGCATGACTTAATATTCTATCAATCTCAAACCTTGATGTTTGATAGGAGTATGGAGAATTTTCTTCACCAACAACAAACTGAAAAAATAAGTTACCACCAATTTTTAATTTTTTATAAGCAAGTTTTATATAGTTAATTTTTTCTTGGTGCTCAATATGTTGAAAGACTAGCATTGAGTATACAAGGTCAAGGTTGTCTGTAAGTTCTTGATACTTTATATTATCTCTTTTAGGTGCAAGGTTTATCATTTCATCGGATATGTCTATTCCATAAAAATTACACTCTTTATACATGTCTGCAAAAGGAACTAACAGTCTACCTACTCCACAACCAATTTCTAGAACATTGTTCCAGTCATTATTATTGTTTTTTATAATATCCAAAAATGTTTCAGTAGATGCCCACTCATCTGCAATATACTTATATCTTACTTCTGGATCCTTGGCAGCGTTATCCCAAAATTGTTTAGATTGATTCATAAAATAAATGTACCTCATGCTGATAGTCTAATATCAATTCTTTGTATCCTAATTCTTTTATCCATTGTCTAAGGTTATACAAAGATTCATCCCATTGCTGTAACATAAACTCAGGGTGTCCAGATAACCAAATCTTTGGTTTATGTTCTTTAAGTACCTTTTCAGCTCCTCCTAGGACCCTCCATTCACTGCCTTCTACGTCTAAGGAAATAGCCGTAGGTGCCTTAATATTATGATCATACACACAAGAGTCTATAGTAATTTGACCATACGTATCTCCTTCAAGATATAACTCTTTAAATCCATGTGCTGCTTCAATTTCAGCATTAACTTCTGGTGGCCACTCATTATAATATATTCTTGAAAGATTATTTATCTTGTCAGATGCAAATCCAGGGATACAAATTAATGGTAGTTCTAAATTATTTGCGCTCCAAAGTAATGGAAAGTGTGACCATACTTTTGGATTGGGTTCAAATAAAACAACTTCTGCACCCCACATTTGACATAGAGCAGGCATTTCCCCTTCTTCTGCACCAACATAATACACAACATCTCCAGATGAAATATTTTCTGACATATGTTTTAATCTTGGTTTTTCCCAACCATGTGGTTTATACCAGTCTGGTCTATTTGCACGATGTTTTGGTAATGTTATTTCAAATTCCCCGTTAACAATAGCCTTAATCATTTCAGTCATTTTGTATCCAATCCATTAAAGATATTTTTGGAGTCCAACCAGTTAGATTTTTAAACTTAGTATTAGATGCAAGAGTTTCTTGCACTTCACCAATTCTTGACGGTATAAACTTAATATCATTTGAAATTATATTAGCAATATCAAGTATAGCGTAGTTACTTCCATACCCAATGTTATATACTTCACCAAATCCATTTTCAACCTCAGATGCAAGAATGTTTGCCTGCACTACATCAGATATATGTGTAAAGTCTCTGCGCTGAGATCCATCTCCAACAACTGTCAAAGGTTTTTTTTCACGAGATTGTTTTAAAAATAGTCCTATTACTGGTGCATATTGACCTTTTAGTGGCTGCCTATCTCCATAAACATTAAAGTATCTAAGCGATATAGTCTCAAGACCATAAAGATTACAATAAACTCTCGCAAGGTTTTCACCAAAAACTTTAGCAGCAGAGTATGGTGTTAGTGGGTCAGACGGTTGTGTTTCTATGTTTGGAAGTATTGCCTTCTTGCCATAAGCAGAGGATGTGCTTGAATATATAAATCTTTTTACGTTATTAACCCTACAAAGTTCAAGGACGTTGGCTGTTCCTAGTGCATTTGACTGAATAGATTTTTTAGGATTTAGTATTGCTGGCTGTATTCTTGCATCAGATGCAACGTGAAACACACAGTCAATGTTTTTAAATAGTGAGGCAATTAAATCATAATCGCAAATATCATATTTATAGTTTTGTGCTTTATCATTCCAATAAAATTGTTCATGACACTCTGCGGATTCATCATCAACACAAACAACGTCATGACCAAGGCTAATTAGCTCATCAACAAGGTTTGAACCAATAAACCCAGCACCACCAGTTACTAAATACTTCATTGTATATTTAATGTTTCTAGTATTGTTGCCCACCTATGTACATATGTATGCTCTTTTTTAGTTCTTTCATGCCCTGCAGTTCTAATACTTTCTCTTGATATACCATCTAAAATATATTTATCTATTTTTGTTTTTAAATCTTCTAAGTTTCCATGCTCATAGAACACAATTTCTTCTCCATCTTTAAAGTATTCCTCAAGTCCTTTAATCCTAGGATAGATAGTAAAACCACCACGACCAGTACTTTCAAATAATCTGTCACTAGTATAGTATGGATAGTTAAAGTTAATATTGAGACTATCACCTATTGCTACCTTGCTTTTTGCATATATACGATTAAGTGCATCACCACGAATTGTTCCAGTATCTCCATCGCCACCTACATGAAGAAATCTTTTACCGTATGTTTTTCGTAAAAAGTTTATTAGCTGTGGACGGTATTTGTGTTCAGGATGATATCCTTTGCTACCAACAAAAATTATGTCATGCTCAAAGTTATTTATATCATAATCTGAATGCACATAGCATTCTTTATCATAAACTCCAGCAGGCAAGAAGTGTCCCTTAACGCTTGTGTTTTCATTAAACCAGTTACACATTAACTTATCTGTAGCAAAGAAATGACTTATGTTTGTATAGAAATCATCACCCTTTAAATCTTTTTCACGTTCAATGCCAAACCACAAGTCAAGGTGATAAGTCATTGTTATTTTATTTACAGCTTTTAGTTGTTTTAAGACATCTATCATTGATAGATTTCCTGGAGTTTGCCATTTGTGTGTGTGTACCCATATAAATAGGTCAGAGGTTAATGCTTTATCTAGAATTTCTTCGCTAGTTGCTTTTTTTTCTTGTAATTTTTTAACGGTATGCCCAAGAGACTCCAAAGACTTAACATGATGATTCTCACTGCTATATTCAACTTCAAAATTACCTAAAAAAACAATATTAGCCACACAAACCCCTTTATTTTAAACGTAAAACAATTATAGCATGACAGCCCAAAAAGCATTGTTTAATTTATTATAAATAATGTGTATCATCTAAAATCTGATATAATGATTATATGATAGAGATAAAAGAGGGTAATTTTGTTATGGGCATGACCAAAGAAGGAATGGTCCATGGCAGAGTAGAGCATATTATGATAGAGGGTGGAATACTTGGAACCCCTGGATCAGAATATTCCTTAGTCTCAATGCCACCAGATAATCCAGCAATGTCTGTTAGGATTTATGAAGAAGAAGATGGTGAATGGGAAGAAACAGCCTACAGCATAGGAATGATGTATTTAGATGCTACAAAGCTAGAAACATTAGAGGGACATCAAATGGATTCAGAAAAAGAAATGGCAATGTATGATGCATCAATTGGTAAGTCAGAGTGTTGTTCAGAAGATATTTCTAAACAAGCACCTTGCTGGGATGGATATGTTCAAAGAGGAATGAAGCCAGGAGCAAATGGCAAACCAGTTCCTAATTGCGTACCTGCTGCAAAAGCAGATGATTTATTTGAAGATGATGATAATGTTGAATACGATACAGATGAAGTGTCAAAAGCAGAGGGATACTCTCCTCCAGCAGGAGCAAGATCTGCTGCTCGTAGAGCAATTAAATTTAAAGAAGATGGTAAGGCAACTGGAGCTGGAACACAAGTTGGTTGGACTCGTGCAGGTCAGTTAGCAAGAGGAGAAACAATTTCTCTTAGCACAGTTAAAAGAATGTATTCATATTTTTCTAGACACGAAGTAGACAAAAAAGGTAAAGACTGGGGCAACAATGCTAACCCATCTAATGGATACATCATGTGGCTTGCATGGGGTGGAGACGCAGGATACTCATGGTCAAGAGGAATTGCTAATCGTGAAAGAGACAAAGTATTGTTTGCTAACTTTGGAAAATTTATACCTGGAGCAGAAACTCTTACAGAAATATTTAACTTATCTAAAAAAGAAGATTTTAGTGGAGTCATTGGAAATAGAAAAGGAAAGCCTGCAGACAAAGAGTTATATGCAAGAGTAGTTTCAGAAGCAAAAAAGAAATTTAAAGTTTATCCTTCAGCATATGCAAACGGATGGGTTGTTCAAGAATACAAACGCCGTGGTGGAAAATATAACTAAGTACCCTTAGTAGGATTTGAACCTACGACCTGCGGATTAGAAGTCCGTCGCTCTATCCCCTGAGCTATAAAGGTTTAGCTGGTCTGGCAGGCTACGATCCTGCGACATCCGAATTAACAGTTCGGCGCTCTACCAACTGAGCTACAGACCAATATGTTTAGTTATATAGTACACCAGGTAGGACTTGAACCCACGATTACCGAATTATGAGTTCGGGGCTTTAACCAACTAAGCTACTGGTGTTAGTTTTATGAATCAGTTACACTTATTTGTTTAAGACAACTTAAACAGTATGTATATGTTTTTCTAGTATATGGGCACGATGCACTTGTTTTTTTTGAATTATGTTTGCATATATTTTGTTTTATCTTTAATATAATATTTTTAATCATTTGTATCATTGAATATTTCATTTTTACCCTGAACTATTGAGCGACAAGCATCAAAAGCTTTTCTAGTTCTACGACTTTTTAAAAACCCTTTGCGTTCCCAAATTTGCTGGGTAAATAAAATATCTTGATCAATTTGATGTCTAATTTCTTTAACCGTAGTAATAACAAGATCCATTATGTTGCTTTTTTGTTCTTCTGTTAGTTCTTCAGTCCAATCAGACATTATCTCTCACTTTCTTCATGAAAATCCATATGGTCATCGTAATCATCTAAAATCATAGCACCATCTGAATCTAATGGCAAAGTAATAGTTTTTTTGCATTTTGGACATTCTTTTTTTATGGTTTGTATTTTATTTTTTATTTTTGTTATTGGTTCTTCATCGTGAAATTTTTCATGTAACTTTGCAGTGCTTGGAAGTAGTAAGCAACCACATATTTCGCAAGCATAAATATCCCATACTGGTTGCCCATAGGACATTTCGTGTTTAGGTTTAATCATATATCTATTGTACTACACAGAATGATCAAAGTCAATTCAAAAACAATAACTATACTTTATTTCTTGTTTTTATATAGTATAAGTATTCATTCATTGACATTGGAATTTTGCTTTCTTTTATTTCTTTTATCCTTGTTTGATATTTTTCTTTAGACAAATCATTCAAACAAAGACTAAGATCATTGTTTTTATTTAGCTCATTTCCAAAATATACGGTCATCCAACTTGTTACATTAAACATTCTAAATCTATTATTATCAATAAATGGTGTAGTAAAAAAATTATTATTTATTTTGTCTAGATAGTCTTTAGTTTTTTTGGGAACAATATTATTAGTTGTAAAATTCTTCCAAAAGTCCGTGTTTTCTTTATTTGTCATATAATGAAAATACAAAAATGATACTATATCTTCATTAAAACTAGATATCGCTTTGTTATACTTGTCTGCAATATCTTTATCTTTATCTTTAAAGTATTCGTCAGCATAAACATTAATAAATCTATTACACATTAGTATTGAGGTGTGAATTGAAGTTGCTTCAAGTGGTTCAAAAAATGAAGATGCCAGCCCAATAGATAGGCAATTTTTAACTAATGGAGTTTTGTAGTAACCAGGATTAAAGCTAAAATGATTAACTATTTCTATGTTATTTCCAAACTTTTCTTTAACCTCTTCTATTGCTTCTTCTTTGGTAATATGTTTTGAATCATAAACATAACCACATCCAAATCTATGCTGTAGAGGAATTCTCCAAGACCAACCGTAATTCATTGCAATAGACTCAGTATGCATCATAGGTTCTTGATCATACATAAAAAATGCCAATGCACTATTACATGGCAAACTGTTAGATGCACTTATCCATTCAGACTTATAGTGATTTCCAATTATTAATCTATTAAATCCAGAAGAGTCTATAAAAAAATCAAAGTCAACTATTTCATTATTTATACAAAGTGATTTTATTTCATTGCTTTCATTAAAAATTATATTGTCTATAATTCCATCAATAATCTTTATGCCACGATCTGATGACTGTTTGTTTAAAAACATAGCCAAAAGTCTTGCATCAATATGCCACGCATGTTTTTTTGTATAAACATTGTTGTTATAGCTACATTGTGCTGGCAAACTTATTGGGTCTAAGTTGTTGTCCTTTAGTCCTGCATACGACAAAAACAAAGCTTCTTTTTTTGCTTCAGTTACTAATTTGTTACTAATTGACTCGTCTTTGCTTTTATGCTTTAAGTATATATTTTCTATTTCTTCTTTGTGAAAAGCATGGAAATAAAAATCTTTGTTTGTTCCCCATTTTATAAACTTAATTCCATTTTTAACTGTTGCCTTTGTTTGCTCTACAAAGTCTTCTATTGATATACCAAGGTCTATTAATGTATCATGAAATAATGGAGTAGTGCCTTCTCCAGCCCCTAAAATTCCTATCTTGCTACTATCAATCACAGTAATTTCGTAATCTGGATACTGTTTCTTAAATAAAAGAGCAGAAAGATATCCAGCGGACCCTCCTCCAATAACTGCAATTTTCACAAAAAGATCCTAACTTTAATTATAATTTTTTCTTGTCCAAAATGTTTTTTTATACCAACCAGACAAAACAGCTTTACTTTGCTCTCCGTGTTTTTTCCCTATGTTGACTAATCCATTAGCTATTTTAGATGACCAATTTTCTTGACGAAATGGAATTATTTGTGCAATTGGAGTTCCTTGTGGAATAACTCCTTCAAAACCATCTTTAATATAAAATGGAAGACTTCCTATTGGGTTTGTTACAAAACCACCGTCAACCACTCCACTTACTGTTGTAAATGGAAGCTCGTGTCTATTAATTGGATGCGTTAATAAAAAACTATAGCCAAGTGGAATAGATATTGCAGCAGAAAATTTCCAGGTAAACATTAAGGGATTGTGTCCTTCAGGAACTAAGCTTGGATAATCATCTTGAATTTGTGCTTTTGGTGTAAATGCATCATTTCCTTTGCAGGCAATATAAGGAATACCATTGTTGTTTTTTACATAAAAGTCATAAGGAAGAACAAGCATGTATCCAATTGTTAAAGAGTCTAACAAAGATGTGCAATGCTTTACGGTCTTATTAAACCTTGTCTCAATAGAAAAAACCTCATTGTTTTTCCATAAATCTATTTCTTTATACCATTTTGGTACATGTCCTTTTGCTGGCTCTACTATGTTTGGGTAAAATTCTAAATAAGATTCATACTGCAATATTGGTTTTTTTTTAAACATATATATATTGTATCATTACTTGAGCATGTAATAAACAGATTGTATTTTCAGCATATTTTAAAAATATTTTACATTTTTGTAAAGATAATCGTCAATTGGGCTATATTTTCTAACAAAATCTCTTTCTTCTTCAGTTAACGTATCATACAATATTTTTGATTCTGGATTTACTGATGGTTTTTTGCTTTCTACAGCCTTTGGAGTTCCTTTAATTCCTAAATCTAAAAATATTTTTTCTTGTATTTCAATAGATCTTCCATCAATATTGTTATTGTTTAAAAATAAATTAACTCTATTTTTCCTTGCTTCTAAAAACTTTTCGTCAAAGTTTAGCTGAACATGAAACATGTTTTGTGGATGATCTCTTACAAAGTAAAGTTCATCGCCTAGAAAATGTTTTGCTTGAAAATTTGGATATAGATCTTTTTCTTGTAACCAAATAAAAAAATGTTCTTTTGTTAGTTTACTTTTATCGTATTCTTCTTTTATGTCTCCCATTTTATTTAAAGATATTTGATGGGCATAAAGACTTACTGCCTGCTCTACTGGATCTCTTAAAACTGTAAAGACATAAGTTTGTTCATCTACCTCTGAATGCCATCCACCATGTGTATTTGGCCGTTTAATAATTTTTATATCATTTTCGTTTAATGTTTCAAGCATTGCATCTCTTACTGTTGAAATAATATGTCTTCCACCAGTTTTATGTATGTGCATAAAATAAATCTTATTATATTTTTGTTTTGTGCTCAAAGATAAACTCTTCATATTCTTTATTTAATTCTTTTATGATGCTTAGTGATCCAACTTTTTCTTCTATGTCAAGTCTAACTTCATCTTTATCTCTTTGAATATGACCATCATACTTATCTTCCCATAGTTTTCCTGAAAATTGAGCATTTTTAAATTTAGATTCGTAATCTAGGCTAAGTTTTCTATCAAATTTTTTAGCAATGTTTTCAAAATGATTAACAGTATTTGTAATTAAATCTTCAAACTTACCAATATATATTATTTCTTTGTTTGTCTTAGCATAATCTATATAGGATCTATATAGGTTACAGTTTGAAATAACCACACTGCTTATTGTTTGCATATCAACTTTAACTGATGGCTGAAGCTGTTTATTAATTAGAGAAGATATAGCATCCTCTGGCTTTCTAAAAATTGTTACAGTATCTAATTCTTTAACGCTAAAAATTTCTGGTATGTGAACAGTTGCATACATTGAATCAAAAAAATAGTTTGACAACAACCCTGAATAAACATTACCTGATCTTGGAAAAGAGTTATATATTATTTGATTCATCTTACTATTGTCTCACATTTTAGCGGGTGAGTCAAGTACAGAATCAACTGCATTATCTACAGTCCTAGTAATAGTAAAGATATCCCTAAGAATACCACCTTGATCCCAGGATGAGGGTTTAATGGTTTCACACATATTATTTACGAGGATAGTCCCATTGTAAGATGTTTTGAGCAAACAGAAATAAGATCTACACCATGCATATCGTTATGCGTAGCTTCTCTTTTACAGTAAAAACACTTCATATATTGATTATATCATATTAGGATTTTAAGCAGTCCAAGCAAACAAATGGGTCATCTGATGGTTTTACATAAAGGCGAAGGCATAAATTGCAAGCTACCTTATATGGATGATATTTATAGTATGATGATTCAAAAGTTCCCATTGGTGTATTCTAACATAGGTTTTTAAGTTCGGCGCCGTATAGAGATACTAAAACAGCCCTATGCATCTAACGATGCACCATCTGTTACTTTATCTTTAGGCACCCATACCTTTTTGCCATCTTTCCACACAGGCCAATAGCCTAAGCTACGCCAATCCATCTGGGTAATCTTTGGCTCTTTAATCTTGGTTAACCTTATATGTCATTGCAACATAGCAAGCAACATATCCCATAATAAATGCGGGAATAAGAAATAAAACATTAATCATTATCTATCCTTTCCATTAGTACACCATATGTGTCCATCACTCATGGTTTGATGAGTATCCCAGAATGAGTCATCATCTTTAGATATTGTACAACAATTAGTATCCACCTAGGCACTCATTTCTGGTATGGAATAACCTAATCTTAATCATAATTTTGCGGGATGGAGCAGACAATGGCTCATTACAAGATAAGCAAGACATAGACCACTCCCCAGTAAAGAAATCACGAACCATACCCTTGTAACCATTATACTTATGCGCCACAAAAGTAGCAAATGGGTCTGGTATTTCCATGTTCATCATTTTTTAACCACAGGCAATCCGCCTGTTTCACTGTCTCGTTTAGACTTTGCTTTTTGTTGTGGAACAAATACTTTGTTGTGTGCTTTGCGTTGTTTCTTATTTAGCCTGCGACCCACAATCTTTGTTTCAGGAGCAGTTGGATCTGGGGCAATTAGAGGTTTATTATGATCTGGTCTAGACCAAGATGCTGGTGTGCCCATAGGGGTAGCCTCAATTGCTGATTTGTTTTTATGAAGTTGTTTTTTGGCATTGGCTAATTCTTTAGACCAATTAATTTCTTTTTTCATAGCTTGGCTACAAACTCAGAAGCCATCTTAAGACCCTTAACCAAACCATCATGATAGTCTTGGTTCTTAATCACTTTGGCACTATCCCAAATACGATAAGACTCTTTGGCCAACAGCTCTGATATTTCTTTCTTTAGCATTATGTCGTCTAGGCTCATATATCCAGTATATCCAATTTTGCAGGGTATGTCAAGCAAATATAAGTGTAACAAGAACAGTAGCAACAACAAAGATAAATAAATATTTAACGCCTTTTTCAGCTTTTTCTGTATTCATATAA